CGCGTCGCATATTGCGCGTCGGTCTCGCCCGGTCCGCGAGGCATTAGTCGATCGGCGCCGATCAACGGTAAGGCCGAAGCGTCAGCCAAGCCCGGCATGCGCGCCTTAAGCGCATGCTCGGACTTGACCAGTAGCGCATCACCGAGCAGACCGATCGTGTAGAGAAACTTACCGCCAGCTTCCCGCGGATCGCTCAGCCAAGGAGAGGCCAGCGCTAAGAGCGAGTCTCGGATACTCATACCGTGGCCACCGTAAGGGTTACGGTCCCCAATACCGCATTTTGCAGCGATGTCAGCGCGAAGTCTGCAGCGGATCCCCCTAGCAAGAGCGAGTCGACCCGCTGGACGTAAGACTCGGATCCTGAAACCTTGCCGGCTGCGTAAAGAATGCCTTCAATCACCGAAATCGGAAGGAGTCCCGAGTAGCCACCGATCGGGAAACTCGCAAAGAAAGCAGCGAGCGCCACTCCCGCGGCGGACAAGTAGGCCGAGCCTTGTGCGGCGGGGACGGTAACGGTGGCACTGATCGAAACCGTCGCGGTGCTGGCAGCGAGCGTGCTTTCGGTCACGGCTTGGCCAACAACGCGTTCTTGAAGTAGCAGATCCAACAACCCCAGGTCCCCACCTTCCAGACTGCCCCCCGTGGTGTAAGCGCCATTTCCAGCGGAGCCGACCAGCTCCACAGTGGTACCCGTAACCGTTCCGACTTCCCAAAAACCGTTTGCGGCCGTGTTGCCTTCGACGCCGGCGATATAGACCGTGTCACCGGTGAGCAGTCCGGTCGTATCAGCGATCGTGATAACAATCGGCGTGGCGTTGGTCGCGTTGGTGATCGGTGCCTGGACGATCCCGGTCGGTGCGCCCGTAGCATTCGCGACGATTACATTCACCGTGCCGGTCGTGGTGTCGGTCAGCACTATCACCTTAGTGATAGCTTGACTCAGGTTCACCGTGCCGAGGACGTTGCCGGAGAATGCGAATGCAGATTCGACGAACAGCGTGAGCGCTGATAGCGTGACATACGCATACGCGCCAGCCGCCCCACCGGGCGAGATTGACTGAAGTCGGAGCAAACACCTAGCAGCAAGCGCCACGTTGCTTTCCCAGGTGTCGCCGACGAAAGAGCCGGTGTTACTGCAGTAAACGCCGGGGTAGGTAGTGACTAGTTGCGTGATCTCTCCCGGCGCAGCCGTGCCGTTCGGACCGGCAAAGTCGGCCTGAATATTGGCGGTCACCGGAATGTAAGCTCCGTTCGTTACGGTGCCCGATAGGGTGCCGGACGCGAGCCCGCTCGTGAATGTGACGACGTTAGTTCCGGAGTTTACGGTCAGTAGACGCTGGAAAGTGTTATCAATGCCGGTCAGGCTCTTGGTCGACAGCACACCAACAAAGAGCACGTCACCAGCGACTAGACCCGAGGTACTCGAGAGAGTGAGACTAACCGTGGAGCCTCCCACCGATCCGGCGGTTACGTTGCGCCCGGTCGATGGTGACAACGTTAGGCTTGAGGTATTGGAATAAGTCGGTTGCGCGGCGGTAATGGCCGCGACGTGAAATTGCCCCGTAGCGAGCGGACCGACCGTGCTTACGCTGGTGTTTACGAGATAGAGCACGCCCGCGGCGTAGGTTTGCGGTAGTCTAAACTCGTCATAGAGCTGCTCGGCCAAGACATCGAGCCACCCAAGGGTCCCGCTGGGATTGGCCGATGCATCGGACGGATCGGCTGTTACGGGGTTGGTGATTACGGTGCCATCAGGCTTGACGAATGTCACCGTACCGGTCGCCGCCCATTGCAGGAAGCCGGCCTGAGCGAAGGCCGAAACCAAAGCGTCCTGTTCGGCTAGACCCGATGCGGTGATCGCCAGAATTGTGCGTGCCATCCCGCCCGATTGCCAGGAGGTAACCGGTAATTCGACCGTCTCGGCAACTGACAGCTGTTTGCCGAGCCAAGAATCAGCAGGCGTTACCGCACTACTGATGCCGCTCGGAGCGGGCACGAAAAGATCACTAATCGGGAGTGTCACGCGGTCACCTGCAGGAGGCTAACGGTAGCGTCACGCGCCGCAACAACCAACCGAAAAGGCCCTTGTGCATCCCCGACCACCAATCCGACCGTGAGCACCCCCAATACGAAACTGGCGGTGCCGGAGCACGACACCACGCGCTCGTCCTTGAGACACTCCGCCGCGGCCTCCGATGCGATGCGGCCGAGCTCAGCGGGACCGATGTCGTCGTTTAGCTCTCCCAGTAACTCGTAGCCATAGTCCGGATCGTCTATCAATCGCCCGTTGGGTGTTTGCAGACGACGCACCAAAGCTTCTGCTAGAGCGCGCCGTCCCGAAACGGATTTCATCGCAGGATCCATCCCGGTCATGCTGGCGTTCATCGCGACATCTACGCCGTAGTCTGTCATGGCAGAGGTAACCTCTGTGCTTTTACCAACACGCCCACCGTGTCGAGCTCGCCCTGGGTAACGGGACCTGGAGTTAGGACGACATTTCCGGAGGACGGGACGTTTACCGTATCGCCGTAGCAGATTACCGCGCGCGCCTCACCGGCCACGTCCATTCCTCCCACTATGAAAGGCTGCGTAGGGAGCCCATCGAGAAAACCTACCGCTATCGTCGATCCGGACTGAGGCTTACAGTTGAGTCCGGCCACGCCGTTGCGTAGCGGTATCGCTACCACAGGCGGCAGCGACAGTGAGGCATTTATCGCGCGCGCAGTAACCGTGCTCCCGTCGCTGCTTTCCACGACGTACCCATACGTACCTAAAAACGTCAGCCTGGACACTTCGCCGCGAATGATCTCGCGAAGCGCGGCCATCATACGATCTGGCTCGTCGGACGGGCCCGACACAAGCACCGTGTGACGCAGCTTCCCCTCGTTGTCGCTCTCGATATGAACCATATTGATGGCTTGAGTGTCCGGCACGAGGGCGTTGGAAAACGTGGCACCCGGCACGAATTCCGCGTAACTCTCGGTCGAGATCACGAATTCACCGCGTGCTGGATCGAAGCTATTAACGAGAAACTCGCCGGTGATGTCCACGGTCGGCCGCGCGCTAAGCTGGGTTACGCCAGCGTTGTCCACGTACCACGCGAGACCGACCAGCTGACGCAGGATACGTTGCGCCGGAGCCGCTTCACGTAGGAAGTAATCTCCGATCGCTTGATTGCTGGCACCCGCGACCGTTTCCCCGACTTCTGCCGCCAGGTCGCGAGCAATGAGAGCCGTGCTAATGCCGCCCGGTAAGCGGTACGCTCGCGCGCCAACATCCTTACGCCAGCCGCCGTAACCACCCACGATGCGGGCCACACGTTGACCGGCAAAGACGGCTTGCCGGTAAATGGTCCCTACTAAAGCCAAATCCCCGCACGTAAGCGTTGCCGTTGCCGCAAGATCGGTAGTGTCGGCAAAGCGCAGGTCCGCCACCCACGCGCCGGTAAAGGGCAACGTCAGCGACCCCGAGTGAGCGCGGAATCCGCCGAAGGAGAGAAACTCGTCCGTCACTGGGTTGCGCTTTCCCCTTCTGAGCTGAATTTACCCCATAGCTTTTCTACCTCTTGCTCCTGCGCACTCGGGCCACTGAGCGCTTCCTTCAGCTGATTTGTGAGCGCATCGCCTTGATTGGCAACCGACTGCGCAGTGGCTTCGGTCGGGGTGAGTTTCTTCGTACCCTTTGCCGTGCCGACCGCCGAGCCCTTGGGCTGCGGAGTGTACTCGAGAAACTTGCACTTGGACGAAAACATCAGCGTCGGCGAGCGAGTCAAGATGCCAATTTCAACGCACACAACGGAGCTGATTCCGAGATCGTCCAAGAATGGGTGAAAGATCTGGATCGCTTCGACTTGTTTTTTCGTCGGATCGTACTTCAGGGCTTTGATAAACTCCGCCCATTCCTGGAAGTGGTTATGCCCCGTTCCCATGGTGCCGTTGTCCCATAGGAAAAATTCAATCTCCCCAGTTCCCGGCGGGAGCTGTGTGAAGGTGATCGTGGAGCCCTTGGTGCCTTTTCCCTTTTTGACATCGAATTCATGCTCGCGTGCCCAGCCGCTTAGAATGCAGTAGCCAGGACTGAGAATGCCGGGCGAGCCCCCGATCTGCACGACGTCGTGCACCCACGGGAAGCGAAGCGGATCGATGATTCCGGAGCCCATTATCCTAAGCCCTGTGCAAGGGCCATGCGTTCGAAGGTCGTCGCGACCATGATCTCGGTGATCTCTTGGGCGCTCTTTCCTGCTCCGTCGATGTTTATTGCGCCTATGTGGATCACGGCTCCCCCGCGGCCGCCCCCGGACGAGGCGCCTGCAGCCATGCCCCGCGCAGCCGCGCCAGCCATCTTCTGTGTCGCGCCACTGACGCGAGGGATTGCCGCTTCGGCGCCGCGTGCAACGCCCTCTCCGAGCCCACCCTTTCCGATTTCAAATCCGATTTTGCTCGGGGAGTGGATCCCCAAGACGGACTTCAGGCCGCTCGCGACATCGCCGCCAAGCTTTTTGACCGCCTCGACCGCGCGCCCGATGCCGTTTTTTATCCCGTTGACGAGCCCGTCGATCAAGCCGGACGCGGCTTCGGCGCCCGCTGAAGCAATGTCGATAAGGACGCCCACGCCTCGGACAAAGTTAAGTACCATTCCTGCCGCAAAAACCGCCGCGCCTCCGATCAGCTCAATATTCGCGACAAGAAACTTTAGGAGCACATTTCCCCCGTCTATCCCGCCGAAGGAATCGCCGATCTTGCTGAGCTCCTTCCCGATCGGCTTGAGCGCAATCCCGACCCTAAGCGCCGCGATCACGATTGCTAGCAGCGCGGCCTTTATGATCGGAAGTATCTTGCTCGCAGCCACAGAGATCGCGTTAAAAGCTCCGGTGATGACGGTCTTCATGAACTTTCCGGACACTGAGTTTCCGTCAAACAGGGCCGTGATTTGCTTCAGCCCGTTTAAAAACGGCTCAAGGTTCACCCCGTCAAAGAGCTGCGCAATTTTTTCGCGGAGTCCGGCCATTTGAGCCTTGAAACCGAGCGCCATTTTCTGTGCGCCCCCGGCGAACTTCTTGTTTAGCGCTTCGTTTAGGAGATCCGTTGTCACGATCCCGGGCTTCAGCGCGCCTTCGAGTTTCATGCTCGCGATCGTTTTGGCCGTGACCTTGGCCTTTCCGCCCCCCGCCTCGATCTTGGCGAAGAGATTTGTCGCGGCTTGGCCCGCGGACTCGCCCATTACTGCGGTAGCGTCCGCAATGCCCGCGAGCGCATTCTTCAGCTTCTCGCCCTTGAGACCGGCGCTTGCCAGGTCGGTGCCCATCTTCGTGAGTGCGTCACCGGTCGCGATTCCGGTCGCGGCAAGCGCGTCGATCTGATCGTCCAGCTCTGCCGCGGCTTCCTTCGATCCGAGCAATACTTCCGCCTGGATAAGCATCGTCCGCTGAGCGTCCGATGCCTCTAGTGTGAATTTGGTGATCGACACGGCAGCTTCGAGCGCCGCGCTCGCGATCTTGCCAAGCGTTGCGATTAGCGCCCCGCCGGCCGCAACCGCGATTCCGATTGGTCCAGCCATGGCGCCCAGTCCGCCGGCCAAACCGCTGGCGCCACCGGCCGCTTCCCCGAGGCCAGTAGATACATTTGGTAACAGGGACGTCAGTCCGGAGAGCTTGGCTTTTTCTTGCTCCAGGGCCGCGGTGAGCATGTGCGAGTCGCCGGTCAGTTTCTTGTGTCCGCCGACATCACCGATCGCATTGGCCCTGGTCAACGCATTCGTCGTCGCCTTAAGAGCGCCCTCTAGAACCTTGACGGCTTCAGCGGATTTTTGCGCCTCCGCCGCGATATTCCCCTTCAGGTCGACTTCGTAGACGAATGCCACTAACGCTCACTCCTTCTTCAAAAGCGCGTGCAGGGCCCTTACGGTGTCCGCAAACAATATTCCCGCGGCCTCCGCCCGCGGCGTCTCGTCGCCACGAAACCAAGCGCTGAGCCCATCGGCGAGTGGGTCGGCACTCTCTTGGAATGCCGCGAGCTCAGCGCGGATCATTTTACATCCGCCTTCCCGGCCGCCCCCGTGAGATCAAGTAGCGCCTGCCCGCACGCTTCGGGAATTCCTGGCCAGTCATCTAGCAAGGCTTCGATTCCGGCTGCGTCGAGCTTGGGCCACACGATCAGCTTGCGGACGAGTAGCTCCTGTGAATCGGCTTTTAGCCCTTCGTCATGGGTTTGCGAGCGCCAAAGCTTGTATTCCGGGCGCGATGGCTTGCGCAAAACAACGCACCAGATCGGCCCCTCTCCGTTTGAGCGGACGGCCTTGACGACCGCTGTGCGCTTGTACTGCGCGTCGAGCGCGGCGATTTCTTCCTCAGTCGGTTGCGGCATGGGTCTCGAGTCTCCCTGGCTCCGCTCCGTCCACGCCGCGAGCCGCTATTGTGGTTGCTTGTTAAGTACCTGCAGGCGGCAGGAGCGGATCGATCAGATCGTCCTTGCCGTTGAAAAGGATCTTGATCGGGTTCAGCTCGAATTTGCGCGAGAGCGCATCAGGACTGACACTGTGTCCGACTTCTGTCGAGTCGAGCGTGCACCCGAGAATCGTATCAGTGATCTGATCGAAGCCGTTCTCGCTGTACATGACGACGACCGAGAAGGAAACGTCAGCGTACCCGCCCCCGTTGATGCCTCCGGCCGCTGCCGCTTGCTGCGAAAGCAGATCCTGCAGCTGGTTAAACTCGGCCAGGTAAAGCTCGATGTCGGCGGTGTACGCATTGCGTCCGCGCGTCTTGCCAAGCGGATCCGGCGAGCCGGCTTCGACCATGCTGCGCGTGCGTTTGCGACTGTAATTGATCGACTTGCGCCCGATCACGATCTGGCCGGCAATATGGAGCTCGATTGAGCTCCAATCGTGGCGCACGCCGTTCACCAAAGGTACGGGAATCGGAGTCGTTGCCATTAGTCCGCCTGTTCAGAGTTGAGGAAACTGATCGTTACGTTTTCGGTCAGCACGTAGCCGCGAGCGTTCAGGGTCACAGCGACATTGACCGCGTTAGTGGCACGCACATCGGTGCTCCGGTTTACGACCACCGTGTAGCCGCTGATCATATTCGCCGCGAGCATGCGGGTCTTGAGTGCAGTCCCGAGGGCATCTTCGATCGCGCGGGCGTCGTTCTCCACAAGCGTTCCGTTTGTGTTGAGCCGGACGTCCTCATTGATGACCTCTTGGCCTACCTCGTGAACGATCGTGCAAGCGCGATCCATCACGAGACCAAGAGGAAGGATCGTAAACGCGCTTCCCGGCGTGCTGCTCAGGTTTGGATTAACGATGTAAAACGCCACTCCGAGACCGCGGCGCGTGCGTGCACTTGTGATACGCAGCGCATCGATTCCGGGGTTGATGTTTTCATCGTGGTAAATGAATCCGTCTTGCGGATCCGTTGCCGGATTGACGACGATCGTAGATAGGGCCCGGTCCTTGACGCGCCCGGCATGGCGTTGGGGAGGGATGGCGACCTCGCGTGCGGCCAAGGACCAGGCAAGCGGGCGCCGGTAGCTCGAGCTCCCGGTGAGAGCAAGCGGGTAGGCCGACGGTGTGTTGTAGTAACCAGCGCAGGGGCAAATACGCAGACCGTTATTTCCCGTAGTAGTACTCGATAGGAGCCCTAGCGCGGTGGTCCACGCGGCCTCGCTCTCAGCGCTACCGCCGAAAGCGGCCGGGCACGACGCATCGCGAAGCGTCACGATCGCGCGCTCGAAGAGGTAGCTAGCTGTCAAAGCGTCAAGAGTGCCAGTGCTACCGTTTGACAGCGCGGAAATATCCGATGCGGCCATCGCAGGTCCGTTGCCGGTAGTGCCGCCAGCTCCTCCGCCTACGATATGCACGCTCCCCACGTCCGCATTGCTGTACGGGCTGGCCTTGTATGCGGCGATAGCCGCCTGGATATCAGCAATTGCCCACGCCGGTCCTTTGGTGCTCCATTTGATCAGGTTGCCGGCGACGAGCGTTTGCGTGCCCGTACCGAGCGTGAGCACCATTCCGGTGCTCGGAATCGTGTATGTAAGCGCGGTGCCGAGTGCGACGATCGGGCCGTAGTTGCGGCCAGCGTCGAGGGAGAACTGGAGTGTGATTCCGGCCGTGGCAAGGGCTCCCCCTGCAACGACTTTCACAACGACGTAGTAATCGCTAAACGCCCCTTGCGTGGCATCCACCGCAACCGATGGCGCCGTCGCGGTACCGAGACTTGCGCCCGTACCCTGCGACAGCACAGGCGACGTTGCGGTGCCCTTAGTTGTCACCGGGACCGACATCGCCAGCACAGTACCGCCAGCCAGCGTGGCGAGCGCGGACGCTTCGACCAGATCGCACGGACCGAATGACGCCAGAAGAGTAGCGGGCGACTTGGTCGCCACAACTTGATTGTTGGCGACCGCAGCCGTTGCTTGCGTCAAGTTTCCGCAGCCGATCACAAGCTGCGTACTCTGCAGCGGCACATTGACCGCAGCCGAACCGTTGTCGACAATCGTGATGTTTACATCGCCATTGCTCATCGGTTCACCCTAGATCGATTGGAGTGGATGTCGTGCCGTCCGGCAAAATCATTGCGACGGTCGGCACCGGCCGCGTCCCGACCGGCGCGAAAGAATACAGGACGTCTGGCACCGGTACATCGATTTCCAGATTCCAGATCGCGTAGCGCCCAAGGATCTGCAATTTCGTCGCGTCGTCCGCCGAGCTTTGCCATCGCATAGTTCCCGGCCTGTGTATCCCATGCACTAGATCGGCAAGTGATTGCAGAATGATCAGCGCAAGCGTTGCGGTCGCGTCCCAGTCCGTGTCGGGATTCGTGATCTGCGTTGGCGGGTTGGCTGTGTTGTAAGTGCAACCCCAAAGGTGTACCTCGTACAGCTGTCGCTCCGTCCAGAGCGGGCGTTGCTGCATAGCAGCTAATTGCTCGGCCGTCGGCGCGAGCACCGCTTCCGCCGTTGCGCTGGAGCCGTCGCCCGTGATCGTTACCGTGGGCGCGCTCGTGTACCCCGAGCCCATGGCCGTCATTTGAATCCGATGCACGACGCCCGACAGCAAGACCGCCGTCGCCGTTGCCTGGACTCCGCCGGCCAGATTCGGAGCGGAGATCGTAACAGTGGCCGTCGTGTAGCTCTTGCCGTGATTCAGGACGAACACGGAGAGCACTCCCGCGCCTTGCGGTACCGTCACGGCAGCGATCCCGTGCCGCATAGATGCGTCGCGCGGGAGAAATTGAGACGATTTCGGGACGAACACGATCCGGTTCGGGCTCGCGTTCTCTGCGATGTGCTCCGGGCCCAGTAGGACGCTTCCGTCCACGAGCGGAGGGAGGTTTGCGGCCGCGATCCTCGCGACCACGTCCGTGCTGATCGTTTGCACGAGGTAAAGCCACTGCATTCACCGCGCGCCTCCAAGTATTTTGGCGCCCGCCTCTTCGATGGCGCGGTCGATGGCCGCCGACCATTCAGCCGGAAGCGGACCAGTTGGCAGGATCGGACGTGCCGGCATGCGGCCGGTTCCGACCTGATGAAACGCACCGTACGACTCACCGAGCTCGATACGGATCCCGGCGCCCTGCGCGGCAGTCACAGAGACATTGCGCAATTCACCCGTGTCAGTGAGAGGCGGAGCGCTTCGCCCGCGAGCGACGGTCGCAGGCGCCAGCGGAGCCCATGCCGCGCCATACGGGTTTGCGCCATCGTCAAATTCCTTTTGGATGAGCTGCGCGATCGCTTCGGCTGCGCGCGGAGCAGCTTTCGACGGCACCGTCGCGAGCTCGTTAAGCGCACGCGTTATCGTTGCGAGAGCAGCGGCGCCGGCGCTCATGTATCACCCTTAAACTGTGCGTTGGTAAGCGCTACGATCGTTGTCGCTGTAGTATTGGTCGACTTGATCCACGTAAAAGCCAGCCGGATCGGTACTCCTGCAGCGGCAGGCACGACAACCGATTGACCGCGCGCAGTGACGAGATTCACGTTCCCGGCCGCACCGACAACGAAGCCCGCGGCGGGCGAATTGAATTGCGCCGTAGTATTGCTGGGCGTGATCGCCACAGCCCCATCCCAGCTTTCGGAGGAAATCATATGCTGGGCACTCCGCCGCTGTTTTGACCCCACCCTCGGGGTGCGCTTGATTGCACCTGAGGCAAGTCAGCTCCGCTATTCGTAAGCATGACCGAATTCGGCGTCACGTCCGGATGAATCGCCTGGCGCTGCACGCCGGGAAACCAGCCGTTGCCTGGCGGCAAATTAGGATTCCCAATCGCCTCATAGTATCGGCGCAGGACACTTTGATCGGCGCCAGCGAGCGCGTTGAATCCGCGCGCTTCCATTAGCAGATAGCAAGCGATGTACGCCGTCATCTGCGTCAAGTCGGAGCCCCAGGCCAGCAAGAGCGGCTGGGCGTATCCGCCCTGGCCGTCGCTCACGCCGTAGCGGCCGCGCAGGTAGGAGTCCGCGCGAGCGCTTGCCGCGACGCACGCGGCCTGTTGCTGTCCGTTGGTGGTCGTGGCAAGCGCAGCCGGCGCGAGATAGTTCGCGAGATCGCTAGGCTGACAATATTGCGCCGGCATAGGTCACCTTTAGGATGGTCCGCTGCGCGCCGCCAAAAATGCAAATGACCAAGCCGGTGCCGCGCGCGCCCACGCGCCCCAGAGGAACTGGTGCGTGTCAAACACAACAGGGTCTTGCTCGTTCATGCGTGGCACGATCTGTGGCGACTCGCGAAGCGCCCATGTAAACGGCTTCATGGCCGCCGACGTGTCCATGAGGTACCACGTGTACACATTCTTCAAAAACTTGTTTTCGAGCCCAGTGACGCCGAAGCGCTTGAGGGGGTTATCGGCCGCTCCGACCTGACCGGTGATATTCACACCCCATTGCGGGGGCGCGAAGAAGGTCGAGCGCAGGATAAGCTCCACTTCGGCTTTTAGCTGCGGCGCGTGCATGAGCACGTCCGGGACAACGCCAAGCGGTTCACTATCTTCGCCCTTGAGCGTCGACATGTACTCCCAAAGCGTTGTGAACGCGACCGGGCTGAGCGCGCCTCCGACCGTCGTCGAGATGGTGCCGCCGCCGCTCTTGGGATAAGCGATCGATACGCCGCCGCCGGTGAAATCGTTTACGTACGTGCCTTTCGTCGCGTCGTACAGATCGATCGGGTGCGCCGTCGACCAGTTAGCAAGTCCGTCAAGTCCCGCTTGCGAGACCGCGTCGGAGTAAGCGCCGCTAGCTTCAAGAAGATCTCGGAGCTCGTAGTCCGGCCATCGTTTAATCTGAGCGGCCATGTCTGGCAGCATGCGGTAGTAGAGTCCAAATTGATCGTCATCGAGCTTGAAGCGATCGATCGCATAAGTGTCCTCGTAAGGCCGCGGCACAACCGAATAGAGCTGGGGAGCCGGCTCGTGCACGTGTCGAGGACCAGCCCAGATGCGCATCTTTGGCATCTTGCCGGTCCAGCCCATCGTCCAGATCTCGCTTGAGACCGGAACGGTGGTTGCGATTTTCGGGGCAACCAAGTCGACGGAGAGCGACGTGTAGATCGACCCCCACATCGTATTGACGTTGGTGATGAAAACATTCAGGCCGGCGGGAGTGATCACGAGGGGCCTCCGGGGATCGAATTGGTCCCGAGTTTGACCGCGACCGGACCGAGGGCACCCGGGTAGGTCGTATCGTACGCTTCGATCACACCGGCAACCGGCAGCGAGCCGGCCGTCATCGTGACCGTAGTTTCATCTAGCAGGTAACAGAGCGCTCCAACGTTGGCCTGCGTTACCGCCCCGCCACCCGTCGCGCTTGCTAGGAAGAAGGTTCCTGTTGCGATCTCGACTGTAACGTCACCATCGCTAGTTCCACCAGTGATACCCGGCGCAGTGTCCGCGGTGCCAGGTCCGGCCTTCTCGATCAGGCCCCACACGACATCGGTTGCGCTCGCCGGCGAAGTTGCCGGGACAACGTAGCCGCTGCGCGTGATTGCGACCGAGCCGCGATAGACCTTCTCGGAAGCCTTTAGCGGCTGGTTGACCGGCTGCGTCGAGTTCCCCGGCGTTCCGTACCGCACAATTTTAACATCGGCTGATAGAGCCATTAGAATCTCCCTCCGCCGTTGGCGTTGACTGCGCGCTCACGTTGGGCCGCGATCATTTTCTTCCTGACATCTTCCCGTTGCGCGTCCGGCACCGAGAGACACGCTTCGTCGATTTGTGCGAGCACTGCGCTCGGGAGTTCAGCTCCCGATTTGTGCGATGGCGTACGGAGCTGCTCGTCATCAATCGCTACGAGCGGGTGCTTTCGCATCGAAAGAAAATCCTTCACGAAGCGACTTGACTTGCTGCGCAGGTCTTTTGCCTCGTGCCGGGTGATACGGCGATTGGCGAGAGCACTGTCAATCGACAGTGTCTTTTTCTCGCTCGCGCGCTCCGCGGAGATCTTTCGTACGCGCTTTGCGGCGAGCTGCCCCTCGGCAATCATTGCCGCGAGCGCACCAACCGCACGCTGTCCGCACTTACCGGTTGCCGACTGAGCGAGTGCAAGAAGTTGCGTGGCAGCCTTTTGGGTTGCCTCTTCTTCCTCTGCGTCGTCGTCGGCCTCTTCTTCGGATCCGGCTGCGTCGGCTTCCTCTTCGGAGCCCGCGGCGTCCTCTTCCTCTTCAGCTTCCTCGGGAGGCTCCGATTCACTTCCCTCGGTTGATCCGATTTCTTCTTCTTCGATCTCTTCGGTGCGTTTCACGCGCTTGGTGTGGCGCGTGCCGCCTTCGCCTTCGCCTTCCTCTTCTTCCTCTTCGGTTTTTGCGGGAGGCGTTTTCTCTGACGCGGCAAGCTCAGCCTTAGCGCGTGCGAGCGCTTTCTCCAGCTTCGCCACTGCCACACGCTTATGCTTAGCGGTCAGCTTTTTGGTCATCGGGTTAATCTCCGGAGATCTGTCGTTTTCTGTCATGCCTTCGGCCTTGCGGTCAAGGCCTGGATTTTGATCGAGCTCGGCACGCATGGTGCTTAGGGTCCTATCGAGAGACCACACGGCATCAGCTAGACCCGCGTCTACGGCGTCTTGACCGTCAAAGGTATCCGCCTCCAACGCCTTGATCGTCTCAACCGAAAGGCCGCGCGCTTTTTCTACCAACCGGTAATAGAGATCCGCTAGGTGGTCGACGCGCTTTTGCAGGTGCGCCACCGTCTCATCCGTGAGTTCCACGTCCGGGTTGCCGTCTGCCTTACGTGCGCCACTTGTTACCACCGCAACCTTAAGCCCGGCCATCTTATTGGCCTTCGTTGCGTCGACCAGAGTGCTCGTTACGCCGATCGATCCAATCTCGGCTGCAGGGGGTAGGTAAATGTCGTCTGCGACGCACGCCAGGGCGTAGGCGGCCGAGCAACATTTTTCGTCGGCGTAAGCGCATACGGGCTTCCCGAATTGCTTTTTGAGCTTCCGCATGGCGTCCACGGTCGCGTTGAGACCGGCCGCCATGCCGCCCGGAGAGTCGATTTTGAGGAGCACGCCGCGCACTTCGTTGTCCGCAAGCGCGTCGTGAAAGCGCGCCATGATCGATTCGTAGTCATCGAAATACATCCACGTGTTGCCGGGCTTGCTTTCGAGCGGGCCTTCGATCGTCAACACGGCGATTCCGCCTTCGACAATTTCTACGCACGCTTCCTCGCGCGGCGCGTAACTCGCGGCCATCGCGTGCGGATCGATCAGCAGGAGAGTGCCTGCCTTGCGGCCGTCCGCAAACTTGCGCGGCCCGTCGAGTGTGGCAACGCGCGCGCGCAGCGTCTTGTCTCCGCGTTCGATCCCAGCGACCGCACGATGATGTCCGTTGTGAATATAGAGCTTCCCGCCGTGCTCCAGCACGATCGGAGTGTGTTTACCGTGCGCGCCGTCAACGTATTGGCGCACCCGCTCGTCGCTCACATGTCTCTGTGTTGCCGTGAGCTCAGATAGTGGGATCTCGCGATACACGCTCCCGCGGATCGCTGCGCTGATAACCGTGCGGTCGCACTCATTCTTGTAAGCCTGAGCGCGGTCACGAAAACGCATAGGCACGCGCATTACTCGGACTCCTTAGCTGGCTTGTCGCCGGACGCTTCAGGCTTCGCCTCGGACGCAGCCTTGGCGACCTGCACCGTAGGCGGCGCCTTGAATTCACAGTCGGGGAAGTTGCGGATTCCGAATTCCGACAGCGCGAATTTCTTCAGCTGCTCGGGATCCTTGAATTGCACTCCAGCGGTAGCTAGCTGGTTCATGCCCCCGCCCAGGGCTGCAAATGCGGCGCTGTTCCGTTGGTAGCGGTCGATGGGGGCTACATCCCAAGACGTAAACGGAGCGAGCGCGGCGTCGCCGAAATTCAAATACGCAAACGGCTGCTGAAAGTCCCGATGTAGCGTTTGCATCCACGACGTGTTGTCCCATTGCAGGCCCTGCTCGCGGATATCCATATGCGCTTTGGTCGCGGCAAACGCGCCGCCCTCGACCTCGGTAGTCAGGTTCTGAAACATCAGCGCGAGCACAATGCTCATGTCGCAACGATCGATCAGTCCCGGAAACGCTTGCCAGTTGCCGGCCGCGGCCTCGCGCAATTCGTAGTCGTATCCGTTTTGCGCATCGACGCCGCGCGGGATGAGCATGGCGCTGTCACTGCCGAGATTGTAAAGCGAGCTTTCGAATTTCGCGCGCTCGCCCGGATCCGCAGCGGCTGGCGTGTACCCGATTCGCGTAGGGAGCCCGTGCACCTCGCTGTATCTCGCCCAGTCCCGGAGCGCGAAGTGGCGGATCAGCCACGGTTCAGCGACCGACCGCACAGCGCCGCGAATCCAACCGCGATACTGCCCGTAAGGCGCGTGCAGATACCACTTGCCGTCGCCCGGATTGATCGACAGCAATCCGTCCTGCGAAATCGCCACGTACTTACGCGCGATCCAGTGATAGAAAGTGAAACGCGGGTGCCACGGTCGCGCATACGGCTTCCAGATTTCCCCCGCCGTGTCCCAAAGAATTTGGCCAGGCACGAATCCCATGAATATCGATAGCGCCTGCGACTCCGGCAGTGCGTAGGACGACGCGAATTCAGGCCAGTGTGCGGCCCATGCATCACAGCACTCCTTGGCTGCGTCCGAGTCATCCGCCGGTGTGTGCTTTACCTCGCGTCCGAAAAGCCCGCTGATGCGCGAGCCAAGCGTGGCCTGCACGCGATCGTCGCCCAGCATGCTATCCACGAGCTGACCGCTGAGCTCGAAAATCCCCTGCAGATGCGACATGAGCGCCTGGCGCGTCGCCGCAACGGTCCACGAGTTTTGAATCGTGACAAGCGGGAGGTCTCGATAGACTATACCCGGACGGCGATTGACTATCGAGTCCGCAAGCGGATTGCCCGGCGGTTGAAATGCTGGATCGTTCAGCGGGATCTGCGACGGGTCGGTGCTGCCGACCATGTCTTGCACTGCGCGCGCAAGCTGCTCGGCCGGAATCGGCGTTGCAAATGGCGAGGCCGGGAGCGAGCCCGCCGGATACTCGCCCCTGCCGTTAGTCGTCACGGAGCGACCGCCTCACGAGCGCGCGGAATGATCTCAGGCACACGCGGCTCATCGGTTAACGCCGGAGGCGTGTATCCGTCGAGATCCGCGATTGCGTCCTCAAGCGTTGGGCGCGGCGGACCGATTGCGTCCAGCTTGCCGGCGTCCTCACCCGCATACGCGCGCAGGTCCTCTTTCCAAAATGTCGAGTAACGCCATTGCTTAAACATCGGCGTTGGCTGGCCGTGCGTGTCTACGATTTCGGCGAGCGCGCACAGTCCGCCATTGGCGACACTGCGATCGCTGCCATCGGGATAGCGATATTCGGGTAAGTTGATCACGCGGCCGCTCGTGTGGCGGCGACTCGCCGTGATGAATGCGACGCCGCTCGCTTTGGTCGCGCGCGATACGAATGCCACGTACCAAGAGCGCACAACGCGATTGCGTGCATCGGCCATCATGCGCTGATGAGCCTCGAATGCCTCTTCGATCGATGGCGTTGGCGGGGGAGCCTGAGGAGCTCCGGCTTCTTGGATGATCGTACGCAGCTGCTCGCGTGTGAGCGTGATTACTTCGTGCTTGGGTTCGATCGGGACGTTAGCTGACGCGGTTGCTGTTACGTGCTCTTGCTTGGCCATGGCGTTGCTCCCTTAAGCGGCGCTCTGCTCGCTTGGGGCAACGGTGACATAGACTGCGTCCACACTGCAAGCGGACTTACCGACCCGGACGGCATCTTTTACCACTCTGTGCGGGGAAATGCCTGGTCGCGACGCACGCGAGTGGCGAACTTTTGCACAACCCTTTTTGACGGCAGCGACCTAAATAACGCTGCTACCCCCGACCCATACTTTAGAAGCCACTCAATAAGACGCATGCGAGGTAACGAGACGTCCTTCGAAGCGCAATAGGCAAGTATTTTTAGCGCATTGCCCATTAGCGCCGCGGGCACAACAGTTTCACGCATCCCGATCTCTCGGGCTCTCTCTTCGGACAAGTGTTTTACCAACCACCCGATCGCGTGGCTGGTGTTTGCCGGCGCGCGTTCAAGGAATTCTTCCGCCGCGCGACCGTTTAGGCAGCTCCAGCCATAGAACCAATCAGCGCCCCCAACCCTTCGAGTGTCGCCGTTAAGGGCAGCCCAGTGCACCTCTGCCCTGCCGTCATCGACGATGATGCACGGGACGCGAGCGATGCCAAGCGCTCGCGCGCTAGCTAAGCGCCGGTGGCCGTCGCACGCGATGTACCCCTGGCCGTTCTTTGCCACCACTAACGGGGTAACGATCCCGAGCTCGGCAATACTTTTTGCCAGTCCAGCAATAGCTGTATCGGTCTGACGCCTAGGGTTCTGAACCACGCTATCGTGAATTTGATCGACGGCAATGTCCTTGATCGTAGTCATGTGTTCACCACTGCTTTGTTTTGACGACACAAGACAGCGCGCGATGAGTGGTGAAACTGCGCTCGCGACGTTACCGTCAGCGAGATCGCGCGCTGTCTTGTATCTGTTTCACCACTGAAACAGAGACTAGCATACAAATCGAAGTCTGGCCTAGTACCTCGGTCTTCCGCCCGTCGTCGGCGCCCCTGAGCTTGAACCCATCACGCCATCGTGCAGCGACACCAGAGCGTCGACTTCATCGTCCGGATCGCCCTCTGCTCCGCGAAAAAGTTGAATGCGACGCATGAATGGCCCCCATTCATCCGCTATCGGCACCTGGATCTTTCCGCCGTTCCACGAGACGCGCGTCCGTTGGCTCCGCACCAGCTTGTTAAACCGCGCCGGGATCGCCTGAACCTGTATCCCGCGAGATGCCAGGTAATGCACCGCGCCGATCTCAGGCCCGCTTACGTACGAGTAAATAGGGCACGTCCCGTACACCGCGATCGCGTCCCGGATCTCGTGTTCGACCGCGTTTAGGTCGGCGTGAGTACGTCGCACTCGACGTAAAAAGAGAGCGCCTCCGTATGCCCGTCCGATAACAAGAGCGAAGTAATCAGCGTTGGCCGCCGATGAATACGACATGTCCAGACCGATGGCGTCTCTAAATCCGTGGAAAGCGGGGAGCTCCGCATATCGCACGGGCTCACCGAATACCTCACGACCAGGGACGAATGGCTGATTTTGGAATTGCGCATGCCAAAGCCTCTCACTCGGATCTACTTCAGCGAGCTCGCGACGAGTGCGCTCCAACGACTCAGCCGACCAAACGTCCTCAGCGAAGGCCTTGCCATCCGCGTCGAGAGCCCCGTGGTGCACGTATTGCCAGGTCTCGGCCTTGCGAAGTAAACGCCGTCCTATCGGATCGTCGGGGTGCCAGCGTGACATCACGATCAGCACCGACCCCCGCTGGCCGGCTCGTACGGCGCGAGCGGTGTAGTGGGCAATGGCATGGTCGACCGCGTCTCGGGTCGCCGCGTCGTCCGCCGTGAGCTCGGTTATCGGATCGTCGCAAATCAGTACATCGACGTCGCGTCCAAGCCTGGACTGTTTGGCACTCATCGTGCAGACCCCGCCGCCCGATTCGTTTTTCCAATCGACGATCGTATTTTCCCCACGCACAGGGCCGACTCCGACCTGCTCGCATACGGTGCGAATCATCTTCCCCAATTCGTTTGCGCGTTCGTGGTCGGCCACGAGCAGAATCACCCGGAGCTTTGGGTTGCGGCATAGTAGCCACGCTACGCCGTAAATCGTTGTCCAGGTTTTGTAGTGCCTCACCGGGATCGCACAGCAAGCGCGCACCCCGCCACACTCCACGCTTTCGATCAGCTCGCACCACTCGTACAGATGATGCGGCGAACGGTGCTGCTCGCTTGACGCCAGCGGTATCCACGCGAGCAAACCTAGATCCAGCGCACGCTGCAGGGCCTCCGACATCACGGCATTCTCGGCTCATCCGAGAATAGCCCAAACAGCCAGCGCAGCACCTGGACGTCCAGCCACAGTTGTTCCAGCAGCACGGCCACTCCAACGATTGCATCAGCAATGACGAATAGAACAATCACTCCACAACCCACCTGACCATCCCCCCGACCCCGAGTCCGAGCCCCCGAGCCCAGTCCTGCCAGCGTCTGAGGCGATCGCTTTCGATCCGCAACACGACCCGAGCGTCTAGCCTGCGCCCCCTACCGCCACCCCGCTGAGCTCGAGCCGCAGCCATGTGGCCACCCCGTACACACATACCCCCCAGGGTGTCAACTCTTACCTACCGCCCACCCCCCTACCCTCCTAACTCGCCTATCTCGATACCCGGCCCGTTCACACCCGCTCACATGGCCAGGGGGTGATGGAACTCATGCGTTGCCCATCCCCTACCCGCCCACCGTTTTTTGCTGGCGGATTTCTGTTGAGCCCACGGATACCCCGAAACTGTTTTCCAAAATGCAACACCGTGCATCACGGTGTCAGCACTGCGCGGTGATGACAGGAAAGTCGAGTCTTCATCGTCGGTTACATCACGTGCATCACTGGCATCACTGTAATTAAAAACACTACTAGGGGGCGGTACTACTAGGTAGAGGGGTGCTGCAGGGGTCTCTATTAGGGAGGTGGCGATGCTGACGATGCGGGTGATGAGAAACGGGAAAAGGTGAGCAACTGCGACAGGTTGCGCAGCATCACCGGAATAAGGGTGTGGCGATGCGGATTGATGCTAGCAGGCGATGCGGGTCCAGTACCGGTGCGGTCGATCGGGTGGTGGCCATCGGTCGAAAACCGCTTTCCACCCGGCTCTCCGAAGGGCCCTGGCGACGCGGTGTTGGTCTGCGGGTTTCCAATCTTTCCGCTCGATTCCGAGCTCCGATAGGCAGTCGCCGACGGTGGTCCAATCACGGGTGGCGACATATTTTTCGATGTGTGCGTCCCATTCATCGCGCTGATCTCGGTTGGACTGAGCCTCCCGCAGTGCCAGGGCTTCGGCTGCGTCGGGCCACCAATGTTCGCCGGAGCGGTAGCGCACGACGGCTTCGCCGAAGAGCTGGGAGCGGTCGGCGGTGAGGAGCTCGATATCGATGGGGTGGACGACGTCGGTTTGGGTTGGCCAGATCCGGCGGTTGCCTGTTGGGTCGACTAGGTATTGCTCGACGTTGGTGGTTGCGGCGAAGACGCAGTGACGCGGGCGCGAGACGAAATGGCGTCCGTAGGCGGGGCGAAAGCGGTCGATGCGTCGAGAGAGGAAGGACTTTTTGGCTTCCTCGTCCACCGCTTTCATGGCGCTGAGCTCGTCGATGCACGCGCAGGCGACACCGTTGAGAGCCGCCATCGCGTCTTTGTCTCGGATGTTTGGCAGATCGGGGAGGTAGAATTCGTCGCCGAAAAGCACCTCGAGTGACGTGGATTTGCGTGCGCCCTGGCCGCCTTCGAGCACGAGGACGTAGTCCATTTTACAGCCGGGTTTGAGGCCTCGCGCGACCGCACCGATCAACCACATGGCTCCGATCCGGAGGTTTACCGGTAGGGGTGGCGCCCCGAGGTAAGTCGTTAGCCACTGATCGAGACGGGGCTTTCGGTCCCAAGCGTCCTCACACTTGGCGAGAAAGTCCTGCCACGGGTTGAACGCGTGCGCGCGAGCAGCGCAGGCCATGGCGTCGAAAACGGCGGTCTTATCGAAGCGCGGACCGACCTGCTTGGCGAACCAAGCGGCAACGTAAAACCATTGGTCATCTGCGAAATCAGTCCCCCCGGCAGGCGACACAAATCCGTCGACGCGCGGACCGCTCGCTCCCCAAACCAATCGGTCGGCGAATTCGTTGTAGCGAAAGCATTCGCGCCAAGCCTCGTGATGCGTGAGGTAAAGCGCAAGGTTTGCTGCGGCCTTAGCCGCGGTGCCGTCGTTGTTCAGAATGAGCGACCGCATCCAAAGGCGTGGTTGTAAGTCGGTGACGCTCACTGGCGCGAGCACACGTAGCTCAGGAGGCACGGCCGAGACCGGATCAGGCACGGATGAGACCGCAGAGAAAAGCTCGTCGATCTGCCGCACGGTCCCGCCAGCCACGAGGAACGCGTGCGCGTCCTTGTGCGCCGGGAGCTCGATTACCTTGACCGAACGTGCATGGCCGGTCAGTGCTCGCGAGACTTGGGTGGCGTGTAGACGGCCAGCATCGTCGGCATCCGCAATAATGCGCACATCGCGATCCTTCAGCACGCTTTGAGCATGCTCGGCGTAATCCCCTAGGAGCTTGCCCGCTCCTCCCGAGTTGCATGTGGCGAGCAACCCTTCGGCCACAAGCGTGTCGACATCCTTCTCGCCCTCGACGAGATAAACGGGCGTGTCTGCAGGGGCTGCCAGGAGCTCGGGCAACCGATAGAGGACGCGACGCACACCGCGCACCTTCCAGTTCCATCCGCCGTTATCACCGCTTGGTTTACGTTGGAGGAATTTTTTTCCCGTCTTGCGCACGACTTGGTAAAGCAGCGTGCCCTGCTCGTCGACATAGTCGTACGTCGCAAGGATATCAGCACCGTCGCTGTGCGAGTGTCGCGCGCCCCCATTGAGTGGCGGCCCGTGCTGCTCGCCGCAGTTGCATCGACCCTGCATTCGGTGCACGTAGGCCTGAGAGTTTTCCTCCCGCCTGAGCGCGCCGGCATGTTCGTCACGCACGCATCGCGCCCATTCATCGCCGGAGCGGAAACCCCAGCAGCGTTTGCCTTGCCCGCGGTCGGCACTCTCCCATCCGCCGCAAATCGGACACGGATGACTGCGCGTGTAGCGCTGCTCGGTCGAGACGCCGAGTGTCATGACGGACCGAGTCCGGCGTTAAGCTCTTCTGTCATCAGTACATCGACCACAGTCCACGTCCTTACCAGCCGCGCGGCGGCCATTTTCCAAACAAAGATTTGTAACGAGATGCGGCAAATCCCGGCTTAAAACCGCGTTTTTTGCCGAAGTCCTGCCACGAAGAAAATGCTAAGCGTTGCTCTTGCAAGCTCAACTCAGGGAGCTCCGAGAAGAGTCGCTTGTATTGCTCGGCGGCCCAACCGATCCCAAAGCCGCGGGTCTCGGCAACGCTACGCACGCGCTTCCATTCGCGCGCCTTCGCATCGATGGGAGTCTCTGTGCCGGCGTACACAAGAGAGAGCGCGTAGTCGTAGATCCGCAACGGCTTGATGACGAGCGGTGGCTCGAACCCACAATAGGGACAGACACGCGAGCCTGCTGCGAACACCGAGCCGCATTGCTGGCATTGCCGCATCGGCGCTTCGCTCGTCCGCTCGATCGCCTTGCCGGTGAGTGAGTAGCGTCGATCTTCGGTTGGGTATCCGTGCGAAAGGGTCGCTCCGGTCAGATCGATCACGACAGCGTGCGGCTTCTCGGGGTGTGGGCGCAGCACACGGCCGACAGCCTGCAAATAGCTCGACACGTGGCCAAACGTGCGCGCGAGAATGCAGGTACGCGCCGCGGGGACGTCGATGCCCTCGGTAAGGACGTTAACGTTAGTTAGGACGCGCGTGTCCCCGTCGACGAAGCGAGCGAGTGATGCCATCCGGTCGCGAGCGCAGGTATTCGCCTCGATTGTTTCCGCACGAACGCCGGCGGAGACAAATTCACGTCGGAGGCGTTCGGCGTGCTCCACACGGGACGCGAAAAGAAAAGACCGCGACCCCTCCGCAAATGCGCGCCAGGCCTTGACCGGATCTTGAGCCAAGCCGTTGGCTGCCGTCTCGGGCGCGTAGACGCGGGCGTCGACTAGGTAACCGCCTGCAACGAGCTCACGGTATCCGGCCGCGACAACGAGAGCCGAGAAAATGTCGCCTAGGGGTTCACCGGTCTGGCGCTCCGGTGTTGCCGTGAGTCCGACGGTGCGCGTTTCCCCGTAGTGGTCAATGACGGACTGCCACTCCGCCGCTCGATAGTGGTGCGCTTCGTCAAGGATCAAGAGCCCGATGGGCGGACGATGCTCCCGTGCGAGCAGCGTTTGGACTGTCGCGATTTGAACACGCGCCTCGGGGCGAAACGGATAGCCGGGCGCGATACACGCGGTGTCAAAAAATTCGTCGAAGCGTCGGCGGGTCTGCTCGACTAGCTCCCGTCGATGTACGAGGAAGAGCACGGACTCGCTCGAGCGGCGAATGAATTCCTCAGCGAGGCGCGTCTTACCCGCCCCGGTGGGGGCAACCAAGCAAACGGCGCGATGCCCGTTGCTCCACTCTCGCTCGACGTCGGTGACGGCTCGGTCTTGGTAGGGACGCAGCGGGTGCGGACTCGCCAGCGCTTGCGTCGGGCGAGTCTCTTGAGTAATGGTCGACATGTTCGGAGAGCCTTTCCGAGCCAGGGGCGGGGACGTTAACAGCGTCGCTCGCCCCAGCCTTTTCTAGGGTTGTATGCGGCCGGTCTGTCGGTGACCGATCTTGTGGTTGGTGTGAAACACGGATCTTCGCCCTTACACCGATAGGCGCGCGCGAGGCAACCAACGCGCGTTGAAAAATCAATTAACGCGTGGGACGCTCAGCGCATGAGCGATCCATTCGAAGGCGCGACGTGGCTGAAAAACTTCCCTCACGCGGAGCAAGGCTGGCGAGACATCCCCGGTCAGCTCTTCATTCCGACCGCCGACATCGGGAGCCCGGTGTGGGGAAGTGTCGGGGACAGTGAGTTTTATGCCTATAAGTTTGGCTTAGATACGCACTGTTGGTTTATGTATCACTTGAACCACGACTATCGGGCAGGCACGCCGCTTTACGTACACGTGCATTGGATGCCGGACGGGAGCGATCCGAATCCTGTGCGGTGGGTGATTCAGTACGTTTTCGCGAAAGGCCACAACCAGGGCAACTTCGAATTCGGCGACGGCTCAGGGAGCTCGATCACGGTCGAGCAGTCCCCGCCCGGCACGCCCTATCGGCACATGATCACCGAGCACGCCGACGGGATCATCGATCCTCGATTTGAGCCAGACGGGATCCTGTGGACGAAAGTGTCACGCCAGACGAACGAAGCGACCGACAACGAAAATAACATTTTTGTCTTGACTTGCGATTTGCACTATCAAGCAGGCGAAACGCGGGCGACGCGAAACCGACTGCCACCGTTTAACGAAGGTGTGTAAGACACGCGGTCAAGGTGTGTAATACACACTTTTTGCAAATACATCGAGAGAAACCTCGAATTTGCAAATACATCGAGAAAAACAGTACCCAAAAACCTCGGTAAAAGTGGCAGTTGACATTTAGCGGTACGCGAGAATCATGCCAATTGGGTCAGGTCAAAATGACCTTATGCCAGGTCAATATGACATGTATGCAAGGGTACTCTTATATATTACAGGTCAAAACGACCTTGACAGGGTCAAAATGACCTGTATACTTTAGGAAC